AAAATAATTAATAACAACAACTAAGGAGAATATTATGTGGGCTAAATTAAACCCCCAAGGAACAGAAATAGAATCAATCATAGCCCACCCTAAAGCAATAGAAGTATATGGTATTAAATATCCTAGGCAAATCTTTAAGTGGTCTGCTGAGATGCTAAAAGAACTCCAGATAGTTCCTGTAGTTACAGAGGGACAAGCACTAGACAATAAGTATTATATAGAAGTTGACGCAAGTTATGCTATAGCATCTGATGGAAACTCTGTGGTTAAAACTATTGGAGTTAAAGTTGCTGATAGAGAATTAGAAGATGTAGATGCAGTAGATATGGTAGGTGATCCTTTCTTAGACGAACGTGGAAACCAAGTAGTTACTAAAGGTTTAAAAAGTAACGCTCTTAATAAATTACATATGGATGCTTATCATCGTATTGTTGGGTTTGATTGGTTGCAAGTTAGAAGAGGCTCTACTGCACAAGTTGTTCCTACTGTAGTAGTTGACTATCTTATTGCTGTTAGATCTGCACACTCTTCTATTAAAGCAGCTATTAAAGCTTGTACAACTTTAGACCAGTTTAAAGTTTTATATGTAGATATTTATGATGACGAAGGTGTGGTTACAACCATTGCTAAAATTAATGATTGGCCTGATGATTATAATGTTAAAGCTATGTGGAGAGGATAAATTATGAGCACAATTAAAACCGACAACATTGTTCCAAGTGATGGAACTGCTTTAAATATAGGAGCTAGCGGAGATACTATTACAGTACCGACAGGAGCAAACTTAGTTGTAACAGACGGTATAGCCTCATCTAGTTTAATTCTTCCTACTACTACAGTAGCTAAAGGTGGAACTAATCTTACTAGCTTTACTGCTGGTGATTTATTATATGCTACTGGCTCTACGAGTTTAGTCAAACTAGCAAAAGGTACAGCAGGTCAAACTTTACAAATGAATGGTGGTGCTTCTGCTCCTTCATGGACTACAGTATCCGCTGCTGTCACAGATTTAAACCCAGTAATAAAATCCATTGCAACATTAGCTCTTCGAGATAGTGTATTACATAATCTTAATGCTTATGCTTTAAGCAATAGTTTTATAGATACTTTCCAAGATAGTAGTGGGATTGGTTCTGTAAGTAATACTGGTAGGACAAGTGGTGAATTTGTTAAATGCACAGGAACTTATGGTACTGCTGTAGCTTATAAGCCATTAGATCAAGGAATAGTAGCTGGAAATTCTCAATCATTAACTATTTCACAAAGTGATACAAGATTGCAAACATCCGCTTCTGGTTCAGGTTATTATCTTTTAGATAAAAACAATACCTACCAAAATGGCGGTAGGCATACTGGGATACATACACTCGTTCAAGTTGGAGGTGGCGGAGGTCCAGGTTTTTATCCTGGTTTTGTTAAAAATACTATAGCAGGTATGGGTTATAATGGTAATAATTATACAGCTAAATCTTCTACAGGCTTTTATAAAGCAGGTGCTTCTGGTGGTGCTGTAGGAGATAAAATCCGAATTGTGTATGATCCAGCAGGAAATGAAAACGAAGTAGTTTCTCATATACATTTTGCCGCACATTCAGACTGGACAGCTATTGACTCTGCTTATGGTTCTGCTTTTACTAGCACAACATTAAGTTCTACTGGAATGTACCATTGGGCTACTGCTTATAAAGATAGTGGGAATGATTATATTGTAGATTTAGCTTATACTTATGAGCCGTTTACTCCTAGTGCAACTGGTAACTTGATAAGTGTTGCAACTACCGCACCTAGTACTGTTTCAAAAGCTTCTTTAGTTATTTCTTATTTTAACACTTCTGGTACAGCTGCTTTAAATACTGACATAAAAGGATATGTTTCAGCGAACAATGGGACTAATTGGACACAAGTTACTCTTACTGCTGGGCCTCTATTTAGCACTGGAATCCTTACTGCTGTATCAGATAAAGTAACTATTTCAAATACTGGCACTGCTATGAAGTACAAGATTGAGTGGGCTAATCAAGGCGTTAGTAAAGAAACAAGAGTTGACGGTGTATCTCTAAACTACTAACAACTAAGGATTTATAAACCATGCGATCTATGCAAAGAAAAGAAGTGAAGACATCATTAAGCCCAGCGGAACTAGCGGGTTTATCCCTTAGTAAACTTGAGCAACACGAGAAGGAGGGCAAGCTAGTTATGAATGATATTAAAACATCCATTAATAAGATTGATAATAAAATAGACAGGCTCTCTGATAAGGTGGAATCAAACGGTGACATCATTAAGGAAGAGAAACAGAGAAACCAATCAAATTGGAATAGGTTATCGTGGCTCGCTGCTTCTGCTTTAGTGGGCCTTATACTATCCTTGCTTACATATATAAGTAGGGTAATCTAATAAAAGAAAGGACTATATACTATGTGGAAAACACCTAATATAAAAGAAGTATCTGTTGGCTTAGAAATAAACTGCTATGCTTGTGCTGAGATTTAAACAATGATATTCACAGCCCTAACAACACTGCTCGCACCAATCTTAGGAGATGTGATAAAGCGTGTCGCTGGACCAGATCAAGATAAACAACTTGATGCTGAGAGAGAGATACGCTTAGCACTCCTAGAACACTCCGAGCAACTAGAGACAGCAGCTTCAAGCATCATCCTCGCTGAAGCTAAGAGTGAACATATTATAACAGCCACATGGCGACCTATACTTATGTTGACAATAACAGCTATAATCTTTTGGAACTACCTAATGGGACCCCTCGTCTCAGCAATATTTACCTTTGACTTGGTACTAGAGTTACCTGATCAACTATGGACTTTATTAACAGTTGGTGTCGGAGGGTATGCAGTAGGCAGGTCTGGTGAGAAGATAGCTAATAACTTAAGGAAAACTAATAATGGCAGCAATTGATCACAAGCTATCAAAACTCCACATACTACTAGCAGATGACCTTACAAAGAAGATTAAATCTGGTGAGGCTAAAGCTGGTGACTTGAATGTTGCTAGACAGTTCCTCAAGGACAATGAGGTAACAGCCCTTCCTACAGGTAACAATACATTACAAACACTCCTAGATGCTATGCCTTTTGATGATGTAACTAATAATACTAAAGGTATGAACTAAAAATGAATGAGAAAATAATACTGGTGTTAATGGGTGTTCTTGTAGCTCTTGGAGGGTGGAATTTAAATCAAACCTTTAGTTTAAGTAAAGATATGGTATTACTTAAAGAGAAAGTTAGTAACCTTCCATATTACCAAAAGAGAAGGAAATAAATGGTAGCTTCTACAGCTGTAATAACAAAGAACCATAAGTTATATGATTTCAAAAACTTCTTATGGGCTACGTGGAATCATCTTAACTTACCGAACCCTACTCCCGTGCAGTATGACATAGCTGACTACCTACAACATGGAAAGCAGCGTATGGTTATAGAAGCATTCCGTGGAGTAGGGAAATCTTGGATTACATCGGCATATGTTTGTCATCAATTATTACTGAAGCCCCAGTTAAACATATTGGTTGTATCCGCAAGTAAAACAAGGAGTGATGACTTTAGTACCTTTACCCTTAGGATCATCCATGAGATGCCCCTATTGCACCACCTAATACCTAGAGATGGACAACGGATGTCTAAGATATCCTTTGATGTTGCCCCGGCACAGGCCGCTCATGCACCATCAGTTAAATCCGTTGGTGTTACTGGTCAGCTTACAGGCTCAAGGGCTGACATAATCATTGCTGATGACGTAGAGAGTGCAAATAATTCACAAACACAAGTTATGCGAGATAAGCTATCAGAGACTGTTAAAGAGTTTGAAGCTATCATTAAACCCGGGGGAAGGATCATTTTCCTAGGTACACCACAAACAGAGATGTCTATATACAACACACTAGAGGAAAGAGGGTACATAACTACCATATGGCCAGCTAGATACCCTAGCAAGCCCGTGGCTTACGCTAATAGACTTTCCCCTATCATTCTCTTAGACGAGGACGAAGAGACACCTGAGAGTGCTTCCCTGGTGGGAAAATCTACAGACCCCCTAAGATTTACAGATGAGGACTTACTTGAAAGAGAGTTGTCATATGGTAAATCAGGTTTTGCTTTACAGTTTATGATTGACACAACTTTATCCGATGGTAATAAGTTTCCTCTTAAGCTTAATGATTTAATGGTAATGTCAGGTCCTAGTACTTGGGATGAAGCTCCTGTGAAGGTCCTCTGGGCCTCTGGTAAGGAACAAGTAGATCTTTGTAGGGATACACCTAATGTTGGACTTAAGGCAGACTTCTGGTGTGGGCCTATGATGGTCTCTAAGGATTATAAGAAATGGGATGGTAGTGTTATGTCTATTGATCCATCAGGTAGAGGGGAAGATGAAACAGCCTATACAGTTGTTAAGATGCTTAATGGTATCCTCTATTTGACAGCCATGGGTGGCCTGCAGAACGGCTACTCTCCTGAGAGTCTTAAGACACTAGCTACTATTGCTAAAGAACAAAGTGTAAACCAAATAGTTATTGAGAGTAATTTCGGTGACGGAATGTTTACACAACTCCTTAAACCTGTAGTTTCTAGGATCTACCCTGTAAGCATGGAAGAGGTTAGACACAATACACAGAAAGAGAAACGTATCATTGATACCCTGGAACCTGTTATGAATCAACATAGATTAATCATTAGTCACGACATCATAGAACAGGACTTTAAAACACCAGAGCTACACAAGCAGTTGTTCTATCAAATGACTCGTATGACTAACCTACGTGGTGCTCTTAACCATGATGATAGGTTGGATTCGTTAGCTATAGCTGTTAACTACTGGACTGAGACTATGGATAGAGATATAGAAGCAGCGGAAGCTGACCATAAGAACGACATGTTAAATGATGAGTTACAGAAGTTTATGGATAGTAATTCCGCAGGTGGAGGAGCTCAAGGTGGAGCATCCTCTTGGATGTAATACTCGTTAAGAAGGAATAGATACTATACCTTTATCGTACCAGTAAGCCTCTAAATAAATAAATGATGATGACGGTTTCTGGTACACTTTTAAAAGGATTTAAAAAATATGTTTAATAATAATATAATAGTAAACACAATAAAAACTAAATCAAAATTGTTTGGACAATCCCTAGCAAGGGTCACACCAGCGTGCCTCATGATGATGGTACAAGGTAATGTCCTAGCAATATCTATTGGCCACTGGAAGACTGCAATT